AGTCGGGGAAGCTCAGCTTCGAGGACATGATCGACCAGAGCGGGCGACCGCTGACGCTGCGAGAGCTGCGAGGGAACGCGCGATGACCCGTCTGACCATCCGACGTCTGGCCGAGCTGGTCGGAGAGGACGCGGCGCTGCGCCTCGTGCGCGAGTTCGGCGGCGTGCGCCTTCCGTCGCGCGAGGCCGCGGACCGGCTCCGACTCTATCAGGCGATGGGCCGAGCGCTCGATGAAGGCGAGACCTATACGGCCGTGGCGCAGCGTTTCGGCTACCACGTACGCCAAGTGATCCGAGTAGTGACATAAACTGCGGCACTTTATGTCACTACTGTGTTGCCAAACCTCGACGTATCGAACAGGCTAAGATCGTGCCGGTAAAAACGCAGTACGAATCCGCTGACGAAATCCCCGAGGGGATGCGCGACTACTACGTCCAGAAGGACGACGGCAAGTTCGTTCTCGACCTGGACGCCGACGACGGTCTCCGGAAGGCTGTCGATCTCGAAAGGCGGACTCGCACCGAAGAGCAGCGGGCGCGTAAGGCCGCGGAGGCTCAAATCGCCGAACTGAAGGCGCAGCTGGAAGCCGCCGCGAAGGCCAAGCCGGACCGCGACGCCGCGGGCGATGATCTCCAGCGGCAACTCGGCGCGCAGAAGAAGGCATACGACGAGCGGCTCGCCGCCCTCGAACGGGCGGTACAGGCAGAGTCCGAGCGGCGTGCAGCCGCAGAGAAGCGGCTCGCCGATAAGGCCATCTCCGACACCCTGCGCTCTGCTGCGATCGAGCTGGGAATCCCTTCCACGATCGTCGATGACGTGGTGAGTCACCCGCGAATTGCCGCGCCGTGGAAGTTGAGCGACGAGGGGACGCCGCTGCTCTACGACGGCGACCAGATCCGGTACAGTCTCAAAGACCCGTCGCGGCCGATGACCGCGGCCGAGTACCTGGCCGACGTGGCGAAGGGATACCTCCCTCCGTCGAGCGGCGCCGGGGCTCGCGGGTCGAGCAGCACCCCGCCGCGCGGGCAGATCACGCTCTCGCGGTCGGCGGCGAAGGACATCAACGCCTACCAGCGTGCCAAAGAAGCCGCTACGAAGGCGGGGCAGGAGCTTGTCATCACGGATTGAGGGAACCCGTCGCGTGATGCGGCGGCAACAGTGACGAAACGGTGGTCGTGCGTGATGCGCGGCCGACGTCACACAGCCCGAGGTGAGCAAAGGCGGTGACGCAACAGACTTCGAGGTTGCAGTCATGGCCAACACTCTCGGCAATTACGATCCCGTAATCTATGCGTCCGAGGCCCTTGTCACGCTCAAGCGGATGCTCGGGCTCGGTTCGCGCGTCTACCGGCAGCTCGATCCGAATCCCAACGAGCCCGGGTCCAGCGTCGCAGTACGACGTCCGCAGTCGTTCTCGGCGACGTCCATGCCGTCGAGCGCTACGGACCTGACGCCGCCCTCGTTCTCGATCAGCCTCGATCAGTGGTACGGCGTGAAGTACACGCTCTCCGACAAGGAGCTCGCGTACTCGAAGGAGCGAATCATCGCCGAACACGTCACGCCGGCGGCTCGCGCCGTTGCCAAGGCGATCGACGACTCCCTCCAGAATCTCTACCAGCAGGTCGGCTGGTACACGACCACCAGCTCTCCACTGGCGGTGGCGGACATCACCGGGCTGCGGAAAATCCTGCTCGACAACCAGTGCCCGATGGACGACGGCGAGCTCTATTTGATGCTGTCGCCCACCCTCGAAGAGGAGGCGCTGCGTCGGGCCGAGTTCGCCGCGTGGTCTGGCGGCGGCAACCAGGGTGTCGAGGCTCTGCAAAGCGGCGTGCTGCGGCCCTTGTACGGCCTGAAGCCGTTCGTGACGCAGAACGTGGTCACGCACACGGCCGGCGTCTGCTCGGACTCGGCGGGCGCGCTCACGGCTGAGGCGACGATCGGTGGTACGTCGATCGCGATCGATGGTGTGACGGGGTCCGGCACGTTCAAGGCCGGTGACACCTTGGTGATCGCAGGCAACGCGCAGCGCTACTCGATCACGGCCAACGCGACGGCGAGTGGCGGTGGGGCGGTGACGCTGTCGGTCTGGCCGCAGCTCGTGCAGACCTACCCGAACCTGGCGGTCGTCACGATCAACCTGACCAGCGGCGTGCAGTCGATGGGATTCCACCGCGACGCCTTCGCGCTCGTGATGGGCACCCTGCCGGACACGCTCCCGGCTGGGGCGCAGTCGGCCGCGATCTTCACGGCGCAGGACGATCAGGGCAGCGGCCTCTCGGTGCGGGCGACCCGGTGGTACGACGCGAACAACGCGGCGCACTACATGCGCCTCGACGCGCTGTGGGGCGTGAAGTGCCTGAACCCGAACCTGGCCTGCCGGCTGGTGGACTGATCGGCTGATGGTCAGCGTGCCTACGATGGCGGTCCGGTGGCGTAAGCTGCCGGGCCGCGTCGTGATAATCAACGTCTCGGACTTCGATCCGGTCCTCTACCAGAGGCTGGACGAACCCGTGCCCGTCGAGCGGGAGCCGGTTGAAGCAGAAGAGCCTCGACCGGCTCCACGCTCTGTCGCGAGGCGACGATGAGACGCTCGGCCGTTCTTCTTGCGGCGTTGCTGTGGTCGTCTGCTGCGGCGGGGCAAATCTTCCCGCTGCCGCCTGAGTCGACGTACACGCCGACCCCTACGTTTACCGTCACCAATACACCGACGGTGACGAACACCCCAACGAATACTCCTACCCGAACTCCTACGGCAACGCCAACGGATACCCCTACAGCGACCCCTACAGCGACGCCTACGGACACCGTTGACCCGTCGTTCACCAACACGCCGACTCCGACGTCCACATCAACCGCAACGAGCACGTCGACCGCAACGAGCACGTCCACGTCGACAAGTACGTCGACCCCGACGCCCACGTTCACACCGACTCCGCAGCGTGGGGGCATCCTGGCCGAAGCGCTCACGTGTCCGACCGCGTCAACCTGTGATGGGTCCACCGTCGACGCACACGCCAAGTACCAGCGCGCGAAGTCCATCGCTGTTGCGACCAGCGCCGGGACCGCATCCGTGGCTGTGATGTGCAAGGTCGTGGATTCGTTTCTGGCCCCCGAGATCACGCTCGGGACGCTGACGGGTGCGACCTGCACGACGAAGGCGAACTGCCTGCTCGAGACCACAGCAAACTGCGAGGATCTCTGGCTGCGCGTGTCGGCCTGTGCCGGGTGCTACGTGAGCGGCTGGATCGCCGGGGAACCGTGAGTGTGCCGTGGCTGTCGTCGTCGTTGCTACTGCCGGCTCAGCCTCCGCGAACAGCTACGTCACGCTCGCGGAGGCTGAGTCCTATTTCGAGTCGCGGCTGAACGTGACCGCGTGGTCGGCTGCGACCACCGACACGAAGAACCGCGCCATCGTGCAGGCGACCCGGCACCTCGACTCTACCCTCGACTGGGTGGGCGAGCGGTCGTCCACCTCGCAGGCGCTCGCCTGGCCGCGGACGGGCGTGCTGACCCGAGACGAGGACGACTACCTCGACGACGCGACAATCCCGCAGGTGCTGAAGGACGCTACCTGCGAGCAGGCGCTGGCGGAGCTCGGCGCCAACCGGGCAAGCGATCCCGGCGGCCGGGGGCTCCAGCGCGTGCAGGCTGGTGACGTCGAGGTGGAGTTCGACGGTCCGACGGCGTCAGTGCAGTACGTGCTGGCGGACCTGGTGGTGGCGATGCTGGCTCCGTGGATTGCGAGTCAGACGGCCGGCGTGGGCTTCACGGCGCGCTACCTGGCAAGGGCGTGATGGGCCTTCGATCGACGGTAGCGGCGGCGCTCAGCCAGGGCTTCACGGCCCTGGGAGACGTCGTGGAGGCGTGCTCGTACGTGCCGCCGAAGAGTAGCAGCAACTACAACCCGACGACGGGCGTCGTGACCGGCTCGGGCCTCACGTACACGACGGCTGCGGTGTTCACGGGCTTCTCGCTGATCGAGGTAGCCAACTCGGCGGCAGAGCCGAGCGACGTCAAGGTGCTGATCCAGCAGAGTGCGCTGTCTGTGCGGCCGGTGATCGGCGGCGAGATCGTGCGTTCCGACTCGGCGCGGCTGCGCATCCTGGGTGTTGAAGAGGACCCGGCCGCGGTGCTGTGGACGCTGCACACGAGGAAGCCGTGACCGTCAAGGACATGAACCCCATGATCCGGGACCGCGTCGGCAAGGTGCTGGCGGCGGTATCGCTCGATTTGTGGAGTCGGATCACGCGAAAGAACCCGGTCGACACCGGGCGGTCTCGCGCGGCGTGGAATCTGGCGATCAACAAGATCGACCGCACCGTGCCGGCTGAGAGTGGATTCCCGCCGCCTCGTCCTGCAAGTGCCGATCGTTCCGTGAAGCCGCGTCGGCCGCAGCCGGCGATTCCCGCTGTGGGCCGCATCGGCTGGGGCGATACCGTCTATGTGACCAACGCGCTCCCGTATGTGCCGCGGCTGGAAACTGGGCACTCGAAAAAGCAAGCGCCCAACGGCTTTGTCGCCATATCGGTCGAGGAAGTCCGTGCTCGCGTCGGGAGGCTTGCCCGCTAATGGCCGATGTGACGACTATGTCCGGGCTGCGCGCGCTCGTGGAGCAGCGCTTCACGACGAAGTGGGCGGCTGCAACGCCGATCGCCTACGAAAACGTGCCGTTCCTGGAGCCAGGCGCCGACGTGGGGACGGACCCACAGTCGGCGGCTTCCTCGTGGGTGCGAATCACAGTGCGCGAGGGCGACGAAGAGACCGTGTCGGTCGGGAACATCGCGAAGGTGCGCGTCGTCGGGATGGTGTTCATCGACGTGTTCTCGCCGATGGGGATCGGTACGGCGACGCCGCGCGGTTACGCGGAGACGGCGGCGCAGATTTTCCGGCGAGTGTTCGTGGACGGCGTGCAGTTCCGCGCGCCGATGATTGTGGCTCTCGGCGATCAGGGCGAGGGCTGGTGGCAGATTCAGGTGCAGGTTCCGTTTTGGTGGGATCGAATACACACGCCGGCGTCATGAGCCGGTAGGAGGTGACGCATGGCAAAGGCAAGTTCGGCGAACGCAAAGCTCGGCTACCTGGTCGAGTCCACGTGGGGCACGATTCCTACTGCGCAGATGCAGCTCGTTCCGTTCATTCGGTCGACGCTGGCACACGACAAGCAGACGCGGGAGTCGCAGCAGATTCGCGGCGACCGGGAGATTCCGGACCTCGTCGAGGTGTTCGCGAGCGGTCAGGGCGAGGTCGAGGCGGAGCTGGTGTACTCGGCCTACGAGGACTTCATCGAGTCCGCGCTGTTCTCGACGTTCAACCCGCAAACGTACACGGGGACCACATGCGTGTTCGAAGCCGACGACGATTCGATCACGAAATCGGGCGCAAACTGGAACAGCAAGTTTTCGGTCGGGCAGTACATCAAGATCTCCGGAGCGACCGGTGCCAACAACGGATTCCACAAGATCAGCGCAATCGACGCGAATAAGATCACGTGTGCGACGTCCAGTTTCAATGACGAAACGGTCGCTGGTACGCTGACCATCGTCGGCTCGATCATCCGCAACGGCACGACGCAGAAGTCCCTCGTGCTGGAGCACCACTACTCGGACATCTCGCAGCGCCTGTCCATGCCGGGGGCTGTGGCCGACACCATGCGAATCAACGTCACGGCGTCGGAAATCGTGCGCGCCATCTGGGGATTTATCGGTAAGCAGGGCGAATACGCGACCGACACGGTCGGCACTGGGGATGCGTTGGCAGCCTCGACGAACGGCAGCATGAACGCCACCGCGCACGTCGGCCAGGTCGCGATCGGCGGCTCGGCAGTGTCCTGCCTCGTGCGCTCGGCCGAAATCTCCGTCGCCAACCAGGTGCGAACCCGGCCGGCCGTTGGCTCGCGGACCTC